CCTACTTGTCAATACAGAAATGGTTTATAATCGGTCGTTTTGTTTTTTTGCACAAAAAGCAGTCGGTCAGTTTGTATACTTTTTTCTTGGTTTTTATCTTGACACGTAGGTCATCTCGTAGTATAATAATACTTGCAAGGCGGTCATCTCGACCGACTTCACAAGAAATCCTGTATCTCCCCTTAGGGGAAAACGAAACCGAGGAGGTGAAAAATGGTATGGAGGATTGGCTTCAATACACTTTGTTTATCAGTTGGCTAATCACCATTGCACTTTGTGCTCGGCGTGGCAATTGCAGCAGGAGAGCCTTGTTCTTGCAGGGAGTTCTTTTCGGTTTCTTTTTTTGTT